AATGGAGTTAGATTGTTTTGGCTCTTTTTCTTTGTCTTTAGTTACCTTTTCAGAGGGTGACAATTCGGTTAGTTTTCCTTTGTTGAGTTTGAAGTAAAAAGGTTTTTCTATTACCTTATCTTTATCAGTAAAATTTGTTATTTCAATTGAGTTGTGAATAGAAAAATCTGGATCAGCCGAGTATGCAGTAGATATGATTTCGTTATTGTTGTTAAGTACTATAAAATTTTTCATATTAATTTCCAAGTTTAAAATAAGCCAGATTAAAAGAATAAACAACTAATCTCGATGTACTACCTGTCAGAATATCATGATGTCCAACCAGCTTAATTGTGTGACTACCAGCAGATAGTGAATTGTACAAAACAAAACAAGCACCGCCAGTGATTGCATTTTGTCCAGATGCCCATATTGTACGATTCACATAATATTCAACTCCATCTATATCAATATAAACATATCCATTTCCAGTATTACCTGCTGATTCTGTTATACTGCAGTTTGCAGTAGCTATAAACATATATGTGGTCGACCTTATAGGGCTAATAGTAAAACTACTTCCTGTTATATCTGTACTACCCGAACCAATTATTTGATTAAGTGAACTTGCTGTCGTACCACCAGAAAAAAAGTTTGCAGTACTTACAACACCTTTTGAATCAAGTGTGGTTACACCAGAATCGTCCTTGATGGTTACCTTTCCCCCATTTATAGTTAGCCCTGTTTTATTTAACCAGACCACATCACTAGTCCCATCATTAATTACTATTCCATCTTTATCAACATAAACACCATTTCCAGCAATCAAAGCACCAGCGGCTAGAGTCCCTTTGAAAGTTGCATCACCAGTCGTGCCATCCAAAGTGAAAGTATCTACACCTGCAGAATTTTTAGCAACTATTCCATTTGGACTTATTTTAATTTCCCCTTCTCCATTTGTATTATCGCCAATTTTTATTGCCCCACTTTTATCAAATTTAAACTCACCAAGGATTCTTTTTGTTTGGGTATTAATGGAATCGGCGATCACTGTTCTAGCAATAGTAGCTTGTGGAAACTTGAAACCACTAGAAGTCTCAGGTTTTAGATTATCTAGTGTGCTATCACCAGTTGAAACACTACCTGTGGTTTCAGAAGAGTTTGGAAAGTCTATTACATCAATTTCAATTGGTTTTAAGTCGCTCATAGGTTCACATATATTTCATGAATAACAGGACAGGTGTTACCATTAGAGTTTAGTACTATTTTAAATTCAAAAACTTTACCTAAAATTCCACATTTAAAAAGAGGGCTTGATCCAGTAATACACGCCGTTATACCATCAGAAATATTGGCTTGAACCCATGCGATATCATCTTTGAGTTTGTAGTAGCATTCAATTGAACAGCCAGTTGGGATGGTATCAGTTATCAATTCAATTGTTTGCCAATTAGCCATTTGTGATCGACCATAAGGACTTTTCAAATCAAGGGAAATGTATTCACCGTCGGCTTTGTTGGCGGTATCAATTGTCGCAACCTTATAATCAGTTCCTTTTTTGTAGGATATTAACAAATTAGATCCAAGATTGGTAATAGCACCTATCTCATCAGCATCTAAATAATATTCGAGATTGTAGGTGTAGTTTTCATTCTTTTTGGTTCGACCATAAGAATAAATACCAGAGTAAGTACCACCCCACACACCAAACAAAGCTAAACCATTTTGACTACATACACCACCCGGATTGACCATTCCATCCATATCTAGGACAGGTAGTTTGTCAGTCATATTGGCAAAGTAAAGTTTATTGTCACCTACGTGCATTAATAACACTTCGGCATTTATCATTGCATTTATTTTGGCAAAAGGAATCTCAAGTTTGTCAATCCAAGACAAAGCGGAAGTATTCCAAGTCATTAAATAGCTTTCGTCAACATCATTTCCAGTTCCGGTGATTACATTTCGTCCACCATATTCAATCAAAGTTTTAGCAGTAGCACCCGGCAAGAATTTTACAGCTTCGTTGGTATATGAATCATCATAGCCGACAAAAGCCAATTTATCATCATTGCAAATTTGCAAAGCACCATCGGCGACTGCCATTGTATGCCAATCTTCGGATGTTAAGTTAATTTTTGGCCAAGTAGAGTAAGAAACACCACCAGTCAAACGGATTCCAGATAAACTAAGGTAGTTTCCGGTACAGGCGACATAAATATAGTTACCCTCATTGCCAGAAGCAATGGCGGTGACTGTCATTGTTGCAGCTGTAGCCTTAACAGCGGTCACTGTAGGATGTTTTACTGTTCCGGTGGAATAATTAGTACCAATACCAGCACCAAGCGTTACAGCCAATACAGTGTTGTCTATTGTGGCTTCTGCACTAGCACCTATTTTTATTTCATTAGCTATTGTTGGGGAAGATAAAGTTGTTCGATAAGTATAAGTAACTGATCCGAGAGTTAAGGTTGCCCCATTATTAGGTACACCTGAAACGGTTAGGGTTGAAGTTGCAGCTACTGAAGTTAGGGTTGTGTCAACATCAGACCACCCAGTATTTCCGGGGATTTCTTTGCGATGAAGCTTTGTGTAATCAGAAAAATAAAGGTATTTTTTACCATCTATTGAGTACCATTCGCAAGCACCAGTAATACGACCATCAGCATTTGTGTAGACAAGCGACCAGACACCAGCGGAAGTTCTTTTATATATTTTTCCAGTGTTCCCGAATCCGTAGGTGTTACCATCAGTACAGTTAACAAACCACAAAATTAAATCCACAACAGCACCAGTTGATTCGTCTTTTAATGCCTGATTGCAGGTTAAGATATTTGATTCACCCCGAACATCTAGGTTTTTGCTTTTCTTGAATGACCCAGCAATTCCACGATCACGATAATCACTTTGGTTTTTGAATTGATTTATTGTAAAGCGTGGCATTAGTATTTGTTTGAATAAGTAGTAACTTTATCAACATATTTAGTCACAAATGATGTTAGTTTATCCACATATTTGTACACATATTGGATAGGAACACTGCTCAAAATGAGTTTACCATCTGATTGCAGAAGAAAGTTGCTACCGTCTTGCAGTAGTAGAAATCTATTGCCTGCCATTTATTAATTAAACTAGTAAGCTGATCCTAAACTGATTCTTCGCCAATTTGTACCACTAAGTGTATTGGCAGCAATGCAAGAATAGATATATGAAGCGTTTATCATTACTTGATTCTTTTGACCGACAGTTCCATTTACACCGGCAGTTGTTGCACCAAGTGTTCCAGTACCGTTAACAGCAATACCAGTTGCCGATTCAGTGAGTGGAAGTAAATTACCAGCTACACCTTTGGTAGCGGCAGTTATAACAACAGTATCGCCAGCACCATCCGTAGCGACAATATCAGTTGAATCTAATGTTACAGCATCAATGATGTTTGTAACTTGAGTAGCATTTACAGCACTTATTGTAATTTCACCAGCGACTGCTCTAGCAACTTTGAAGGTGTAAGTAACAGCACCAATTACCATTGTCTCATCAGCGACTGGAGTTCCAGAAACTGTGATAGTTCCAACAGAAGCAACAGCATTTACAGGTGTTCCATCAGTTAATAATAAAACTTTAGAATTGAATGAGATTGTATCTGCTAATTGAGTATCACCAATTGACCCATCTGCAATATCAGATCCAGTTACTTCGCCCATCAAGTTCCAGATTGCAGAAGCTGATGTACCAGTATTTTCGTATATAGCCTTACCAGTTGAATCAATCTTGATGAATGTAGCACCTTTGGCAAATCCAGAATAAGAATCAGGAGTAGTTAAGCCTTTTGCTTGTAGAATCAGACCATCTTCGTCATAAGAAATGACTTCGTTATCTAAATATGGAGCTAATGACACTAAAAAGGCAGCTTCTTCGTCAGTTCTTGCACTAACAGCTAAAGCACTAATTCTGTCAATTTCGGTTTGACTATTAACAGGTAAGTCAGATTTTATTTCAAAGATTGCCATTGTTTGATTGAATTTTTAATAATTAATTCATTTCGTAGGGCAAGCTTCCTTGCCCATACGTATCAAATAACTATAGTTTGATAAACATTTCAACACCACATTTACGTCTTTCGTCAACAACCTTTGATCCGTAGACATGAAGGGCTTTGTACTTTTTACCAAAGTTTCCAATGGCATCTTCAGTACCAACTTCATTCAAACCAAAAGCGTGAGTAATGAACGATTTGTGAGCAGCAATTACGTGCCAACCAGTAGCGGTAGCTCCAGTTACTTGTTCAGATTTGTAGACCAAGAAACCAGCGACCATACCGACTATACCTTTTCGGATAACTTCTTCATACGCAACACCCACTGCTGGGATTAAGTATTTTGAGGTTAAGAAAAGATTTGCTAATTCAGCAGGCATAGCAACCCATCGACCATCTTCTGGTACTTCAGCGACATCTAGAAGTGTTTTAGCAGCAACTAGTTTCTCGTAGAGAGTATCCATAGTGACTTGGACAGCAGTGACAGCTTGTATTACGAATGCTGTACCACCAGTAATTGCACCACCTGTATAAGCAGATGCTACATCATCCAAATCATCCTCAATGACGATTTCGGAAGTGGAATTGTAAGCTTTGATTCTATACCATTTGGTGTGACCGGTAGCTTTGAAACTACGACCAACCATAGCGGCGGTAAAACCTGTTCCAGAGTGGGTAACAACACCTGTGGTTACAACAACGGTACAAGTACCAGTTGAGTAATCAGTTCCGATTCTTTGTCCAGCAGCAACGTCAGCATAAAAAGAAAGGTTGAAGTTATCAACGGTTCTCTTTAATGTTTGAGCATTTACATCCATCAATGAACCTTCTGGGTTTTTAATCCACGATTTGAAGCGTGAAAGGGAAGGAATTGAGAAGTAAAAAGCTTTCTGTTGATCTGTGGTTAACGCACCGACGGATTCTTGTGGAATGTCAGCAGTCATATCAGTACCATTGAAGGTCTTGATACCCAAAGCACCGAAAGTAATAATGTTCAATTTAGAAACCTTATCTTTGATCTCACCTTCATAATCTTTGTTGGTGATGACATCTGATAAAGCTTTGTTGAAATAGAGTTCGACGACTTTTGAACTAAAGCCTTCGGCTATTTTTGTAGCAAAATCTGCCATATAAAAACTCCTCCTATAGAGTCTTAAATAATAATATCTAAAACTGTTCCATAGAAGGAGTTTAGTTTTCTAAAATAGTTATACCATATTTTAGATAAAATCAATAGTCTGATTTACAAGTCCGACAAAAGGTCAATTTTTCCAGCCTTCAACAACTCCATATACTTAGCATTGTTATTCTTACGAAGTAAGGAGGCTTCTTCAGCAGTAATACCCTTGGTGACAGGTTTTTTGTCTGGGCCACTTGATCCTTCAGAGAATATTGTTCGGGTTGGTTTTTCTTCTTTGAACTCATAGAGGAAGGCGGCAGCTAAAGTATCAACTGGCAAACCTTTGCGTGTTGGCTTGGTGCAGAATCTCTTGAATTGCTCTTCTTTACCTTTTAGTGATGGGAATTGCTCGATTAATTCAGGATTTTCTACCATTTCACTTATTTGGCTTTCCCATTTACGATCATTGTTGAATTCATTAGTTTTTGAGCGGATGTCTTTGATTTCCTGTTCAAGTTTCTCGTTTTTGGTCAATATTTTTTGTTCTGTGGTAGTCAGTTCATCCCAATCGGGATAATTTGCCTTCATATAAGCTTCATCTATCTCAATTGGCTTGTTTTTTTCAGCTTCAATAGCATCAAGTTTAGCTTTCATTATCATTGCCTCTTGAGTTGAAGCTTTGAACTTTGCTTCATAGTCAATAATCTGCTTTTCCGGTTGCTTTTGGATAACTGGTTCTTCAACTTCTTCAACTTCTTCGAGCTTTTTGTTTATTTTCTCGATTTCTTCATCACTCTCAACTTCTGTCTTAGCCTCTTCTTCATCAAGTTCAGCTAATAATTTGTCATCATCAATGGTGACTGGCTCACGATTGTCTATTTTTTGCATATTTGTCCCGATTAGGGGTTAAAATTATAATTTGAAATTTTTATAGTAACGCTCAAGAGACTGTTTGGCTCTTGTAGGTGATAACAGGAAGTTTTGAATAACTATCATGTTTTTTAGTCGGGATTTTAGTTGTTTTGATTCGTCTGTACCATCTTTTGAGTCCACTAATTCATTTTGGAGTCCTGTGACCATTGATTCAATAAATGTCTTTAGATCCTCAACTGATATTGGCTTAGCCGAAGCGACTTCCGCCATCTTAAAATATGTTTCCTTTTCTTCAGTCGTCAACTTTTCGTAGTTTAATCCAGCTTTTTCTAATAACTGATCTGCAATGTTCATGTTTGTCCTGTTAAGGGTTTAAACAAATAATTTTTTATTAAACGAAAGCACTGATTGCTTCTGTTGTTGCCACTATCATATCACTCCTAGTAAAAGTTTTCCTGACAGTAGTAGAGTCGAATGTTTTATCTAAATAGACTAACTCACCAGCAGCATTCTTAGAAAGCAATAATGAAGCATTAAGTTTGCTTGAATCCAAAGGTGATGTTTCTTTTATTTTTACTAATTGATCTCCATTTGTTTGATTGGCTGATGTGGCCAGAGACGATGTATCAATTGCTCCCCCTACTTGAGTACCAATATTACTCAATATTTCATAAAACTTTTTACCATTACTCAATCTCACCGGTATAGCTTCTGTAGCTTTGCTGGGTAGAGTCATCTTTGGAGCAGATATAACAATCCCTTTTATTGCCGACAATAGTGGCTCAATAACCTTGCTTAGCCAGTAGGGTTCTTTGATAGCCATTTCTTCAGGCAAGTTAACAGTAACCTTTGCTTCTGGTACATTTACCTTGATTGGTGGAACTTCTATTTTAGGGATTTTAATTTCTGGGATACTGACAACGACTTCTGGTGATTTAATTTCCGGAACAATCACATTAACTTTTGGTTGTTCTAATTTTATATTTTTTATTTCATTAATAACACTTGAAATATCAGTGTTAAAAACAATTTCCTTTATAGACTTTTCCAATGAATCAATTTTGTTACCAACTTCACCTCTGAATTTATCAGCTTTTTCTCTTTCCTTTTTAAGTTCTACTTTTTCAAGTAATAACTCTAGTTTTGATTCTTCTTCTGTCATTGTGCTAATACTGATTGTGCCTTAGCTTGTAACTGTTTAATGTTTGATTGATCAGGTGTAGGTAGTATGTTTTGAGTAGGCATCATTGGATTTATTGGCTGTTCCATACGCTTTTTTTCTTCTTCCATAACCTTGTTAATTTCTTCTGGATCAAGTCCTGTAACACTTAGAATCATTTTTTTAGCAATCTCATCAAGTGCCATATTTCCCGGTAGTAACATTTTGGCAGCATTAATGTTTTGGATGCTTTCCATTGACTTTGCCTTTTTGTCTTCTTTGGTGGTTACGTCAACACTATAACCAGATTTGGTCATCCAATCACTTGGGCCAACTTCAACACCAAACATATTACCAGCATAACCCTTCTTAAATATCTTATATGACTTGATACCATCGCCGACAGCTTCCATCATCTTTACATATTTTTCACCAGTTTCCTTCCAACATTGAACATAATATTTGCTCATTGATTGGATACGCTCATTAGCATTACCATTTAACAATTGGACTTCACCTAGAGTTATCTTTTGCTGTTCGCTCACACCTTGGGTGATAGCAGTGGCAGCACTTGCCCTTTCAGCGACTTGGATAATGAAATTCATGTCATCGAGGTTTCCAGTAAGTTGTGGCACTTCCACGTTCTTCAGTAACTCATTAGGATTGCCCGGGACTGGATAGAATCCAAAGGCTTTTGGTTCGAATGTTTGTGGCACGAATTGAGCATCGACACCGGGATTCTGCATTGAGTTGTAATAGGTCATACCAAGGTTTCGCAAGGTACGATTCATAACCAATTGAGAAAACCACGAATTGAGTACTTTGTTTGGTATGCGAACCGAATCGGCTACGCCATCACTCCAAAAGTCTGTATTTTCAACATCATCACCCCAAGTTGTATAAGGATAGTGATGTCGCCAATAGTTGTCTTCAGTTGTACCAATGACTGTTTCGAGAAACTCCGAATAGAGTAAACGACCTTCTGCCATAACATTGAATACAATTTCTTCGTCTTTTTCCGTTGGATTCCATATATTTAGAAACACATATTGCAAAGCAACCACTGTTCGGCCAATCAATGGAGTGTCTGCATGGTCATCACCCATATCCTTGATTCTGTCTAATTTGTCCTCATATTGCTCAGCATTCTCAGATGCTTTGACCAATCCTTGTTCAGTGGCAAAATACTCTTTTAGGTCTTGAATAGCCTGTTTATCATCGTTTGGATTCAACTCAATGTCCGATAGGCTTGAGTAAATGTTTGAATGTACCAGAGATTTTGAGCTATCACGAT